CTCCACCTTCATCAAGTATTAAAGTTATCTTAGTTTCATCTTCTATTACTTCTACTTCTTCATTAGCTTTTGAGCTACAACCAGCAGCTCCTATTGTTAAAACTCCAGCTAATAATAATAATTTTATTTTTTTAAACATCTCTATTCCCCCTTTTCCTAAAGTGAATTATTGTTTTAAACACCAACTACTGCTTTTTCTATTCTATCTTTTGCTATATTAAAATAGTTGTTATCTAATTCAATTCCTATAAATCTTCTATTTGTATTAATTGAAGCTACACCACAAGAGCCACTACCCATTGTAAAGTCCAAAATTAACTCATTTTCATTTGTATAAGTTTTTATTAAATACTGTAGTAAAGGTACAGGTTTCTCGCAGGGATGAACACTACCTCTATTCACTTTATAAAATTCTATTAATGTTACAGGATTTTTATAGTAATAAGTTTTCTTATACTCCATTCCCTCCTGCATACACTTAAAAGCACCGATAGAATCATTCTTTTTCTTATTTCCTCCACTTTTAACAGGCTTATCTCTTTTTATCATTTGTGGATTATATACTGTCTTTTCACCATTTTTAGTGAATACAGCTATATCTTCTGTTTGTTGCATGGGTCTATATTTTGCATAACCCATACCACTTGGAACTTTTTTATTCCAATCCCACCTATATTTAAAGCCTTTCAAATTACTACAAATTAAATTGCTTGTAAAAGGCTCATTCCCAAATAAAACTATTGCCCCATTCTTTTTAATTAATTTATTTAATCTTAACCACATAGCCTCAAATGGTATAACTGAATCCCATTTGCAAGAAGTCGTTCCATAAGGTGGGTCGGTTATTATAGCATCAACTACAATCCCTTCCTCTATTAATTTGTCCATTACTTCAATACAATCCCCATTATATAATTTATATATATGTCATCCCCCCATTGTCTTTTGGAGTTTAAAACTCCTTTTTTATTCTCCAACATACTTAATTAATACTTCTACTGTACCAACTCTTTCATTTTTTGAATTTCTTATATCTTTTTTGCTTTCCATTTCCCATACTATCTCAAAGTCATTAGGTACATTCTTTTTATACTCACTTACATAAATATCATAGTTTTTATGATTATCTCTTACCCATTGATAAAATTCTTCGTGATTAAATTCACCAACTTCACTACTGCAGTATTGAGTAGTATCTTTATATGGAATATCACAATATACAAGTGAACCTTTAGGAATATTAACTTCATTGTAATTTAAGTTATAAAACTCAACATCATCAAGATATTCTATTTTTCTTAATACACTATTTTTAGCATTTAAGCAATAATTCCTTTTATCACTATAAGCATAACCACCAAACCATTTACCTGCAAAGCTACAACCAAATCCAACAAAGCCTGTTAAATATGGAATATTATCTTTATTCTCTTTAATTTGTTTATATCGTTGTCTAGTTATAGTATTTGGAGGACACCAATTATTCTGCAGTTCTTTCCACATAGATATTAAATATTTATGTTTATCATTTGCTATTCTTAATCTATCATTATCTATTTTTGTTATGACATTACAACTACCACAGAATAAGTCTACAAATGGCTGACCTTCTTTTAATTGATTATTTAAATATAATGATAAGTTTTTACTTATCCTTTGTTTCCCCCCGAAGTATTGCAAAACAATACATACCTCCTTAGTTTTTTGTAGTTTAAAATCTCCTTTTTAATCGCTTATTATATTAAATAAAAAAATACCCTATATACAAGGGCATTTGAAAAAATATATCGAAGTTTTATAATATTTTAGTTAGTTTGCCTAGCTTATTTAAACTATTTAAACATTCAGATGTTTTACTCATAATATCTAATAATATAGCTTCTTCTCTACTTACATCTTCACTATTTTTTTCTATATATTTTTCTAATATTTCTTGTGTTCTATTATTTATATCTATTGCACACTCTAAACATTCAGATTCATTTTTATCAGGACTTCCTACTTTATGTGTATTAGAAAATCTAATCTCTTTCCAAATATGGCTCTCTATTAAAGATTTAGCTTCTACTAAAAATTCAAAGTAATCTATTTTATTATCAAACTTAAATACTAGAGAGCTTTGAGTAAAATTACCATAAACATAAACTGCACCTTGATAATATTTATTGTGGAATAGGTATTCACATTCTTTTTCTAATCCAAACTCATTTCTTAAATCTTGAACTGTTAATCTCATACTGTAACCTCCATTAATATATATATTATTTTGTTTCTAATAATGTATATATATGAGAAATAACAGTAATGTGTGCATAATATTTATTTTTCAAAGTTCTATTGTAGTTTAAAATACAATTTTTCTTTTATTTGGTCCTTCCATAGTTTAGGCGACCTAATCTTCTAGCTATTCCTGATTCCGTTCTATTCATAACTTCAGCTATCTCTTTTCTAGTAAGTCCTTTAGCGAATAATTCTATGATCTGTTTATCATCTTTTTTTGAATATCTATCTTTTCTTCCTGTTGGTTTATCTTTATCAGATTCTATTTTAGCTATCAGCCAATCAGGCTCATTGTCGTACCATAAATTAACCTTTAACCTTCTAGTGTCCCATGAATCCTGGTGATGCTTTGCAAAATGCCTTATATCTTTCTCCTGGATGCTATATATTCTCTTGCCATGTATTTTACTTTCTATAGCTTTTAGCTGCCCTCTTTTAATCCATTTTGAAACTGTTTTAGGACATTCATAACCAAATATTTCCGCAACTTCTCCTAAAGTATATCCTGTTCGCCTTAGTCCTAGATTTAACTTTATAGCTCTTAATTTAACTGCCGTTTCCGTTCTGTTTAATTTTTTAGCTAGTGTACAAATTTTTATTCTATCCCAATATTCTTTTAAAAATATATCTTCTTCTCTACTCCATCTTCTACATTGCCCCATTTATAAATCCTCTATAGTTATTTCTATTCGTGGTATATCACTATAAAACTTTCTACACTCAAGTTCTATAATTTGTGTATCGTCTTTATATGCAACTTCATTAAGTGCATCTGCTACCAACTTGACAACATTGTCTATATCAGGCTTTTTATTCGGTCTTAACTCATTATTAAGCTTCATCAACTTCTTCTTCTTAGAATCTGATTTAGCTATTGAATAGTATAGATCCAACTTTAGCTTCACATATCCCTCAAAGTAATGCCCTATATTGACTTTATAGAAGTATGCTATATTATTTTCTACTGCCTTTGTTTTAGCTGGTGTATAGGTTTTATATTTGCCATGTCTAGGTCTACCTTTTCCAGTTGGTTCACCTTCGATAGTAAAGCTAATCCTCTTCTTCATCCTGCTTCACCTTATATGTTAATAGCAATAATAATAAATCTAACATCATAAAACAGGCTAAAGGAAATAATGTTAATGGATTAAACTTTATATCATTCATTGTTATTAATACTAAATAAATCGTAAAACATACTTTTATTGAAAAACTTAAAAATTTAATCATTACTATCACCGACTAACTTCAGAATTTCTTGCTTTATAGCTTTAACACCATACAAACTAATACTTATTTTCTTAATAGCTCTATCTTTAATTTGATAAAACTTAGATTTCTTGTATTTTAGTAACTCCATGCACTTCTCATTAGAGTTATTTTTAAAATATCTAAGTTTTACAACTTTAAGCTCTTGTTTATCAAGATTTTTTAGAGCTTTATCCATTCGCTTTTTAAATCGAACGTTGTAATCTAATTCTTTTTTTACATCTTCTATAAACTGTAATTTAGCTATAACTGCATTTTCTGTACTTCTACTTATCCCACTTGTTTTCACTGATAATTTGTCATACTGAATAGCTTTTATATCTGCCCATCCACCTTCATTAGCTTCTTCTATCTTTTCATTTAAATCATCAATATAACTTTCTACTTGTCCATATGAAAATAAAAAACTTTCAGTAGCTTGATAAAAATAATTATTCTTCCCCATTATTATCAACCTCTTTTATAGTCCATCCCTTTTTAGATGCAATCCCTTTTTTTATTAATATTTTTAAATATGTGCAGCTTAACTGTGTTATTCTTGCTACTTGTATTATATTATCAACTACATAACATTCTTTAGATAGAATGTTATATAGCTTGTATTTCCTAATTTTCATTAAAAAGGTATATCTCCATCATCTATAGCTGTAAAACCCTCTGGATCTAAACCAAAACCAGGATTAAACATAGGTGATTCATCTTGTGTTGTATCTATACTAGGATTATTTTCATTCTTTTTAGTTGATAAGAATTGTATTCTATTAGCATTTACATATGTAAAGGTCCTCTTATCTCCATCTTCTTTTACATAACGATCTACTTTAAGACTTCCTGAAACTGCTATTAGTGATCCTTTAGTTAAATAGTTAGAGCAGTTTTCAGCAGTTTTTCCATATGATCTCACAGGTATAAAGTCTGTTATTTCATTTCCGTTCTTATCTTTTCTTCCAGTACCTACAGCTAGGCTTAAGTTTACTACTGGTGTCCCTGTATTTGGTGTAAATCTCATTTCTGGATCAAAAGTTAATCTTCCAACAAGTGTAATAATATTCATATTTATCCCCCTTTTAGTGCTTTTCTCTACTAGGAAAATTCCTAATCCTAATAATCAGAGTTAGCTCTTATCATATTTTTTGTGTATACAGCTACAAAAGATATAACTATATCTTCTTCTGTAAATCCTTTAGCTTTAGCTATTGAATATAATCTAGCAAATAATAGTTCCAAATAATTCTTACAGTATATTTTACTGTTTAATGCTCTTTTAACACTAAACCTAGATATAGCTGATTTTAAACTTCTATACTTTCTTAAAATATTTTCTGCTGGAACTATTTCACTATAATCAATATCAACTTTAACATCTAACATATTAGCTATACTATATGTAGCATGAATACAATCACAAAATTCTTCAAGTTGTTTTCTCTTACTTTGTTTTTTATTCATCTTGTAATACTTATGATCTTCTAGTTCATTCATAAACTCACTAGCTTCTGTGTCTAATAAAACTAACTTACATTCTAATATTTTTTCCATATCATCTTTTTCTCTATTCTTGTACAATTTTTCCACATTATTTTGTAGTAGCTGAAACCTTAACATATCATTTCCCCCTTAGATATATTAAAATATTAAAAATTTGCACCCTATTAGCTTATTTATTGTCTTAAATGAATATTTACCTTATTGCCCTATGTTTTTATCTTAGAATTGATTTTCTAGTTTAAAAACATAGTTTTATTCTCCCATAATTATTTTACTGTAAAAGTATTGAAAAGTTTGTCGGTTTTTGTTATACTAATTACAGTATTTTTGTTTCGGAAATGACAATACTAATCATAAGACAATTTTAAAAACTATTTTTTTGATGAGCTAATTCATAACTGCAATTATGAGTTAGCTTTTTTTCATGTATAGATTTACAAGTCTTATATACATAACTCCAGTAACCTTTACTACCTACTTTACTTTTTATACTTCCCTCTTCTATACCTAAATCCATAACTATCAATATATTTTCATATTCTGTGTCTGTAATATCAAATTTATTTTTTAAATATAATTCTTTGTTTTTATTCTCAAGAAAATACTTTAAATTAGAATCCATCTTCCTAGATTGAGTGTATGAATTACTTGATAAAGAATAAATAACAGAAGAATGACTTAGAGAAGAATCTGGCGATACACTTGTGTCCCCCACTGGCGATACACTTGTGTCCCCCACTGGCGATACACTTGTGTCCCCCACTACTTTTTCATCGTCAATGTTATCCACATTATCAACAATATCCACAGGAGGTGTTTTTTCTATAGTTATTCCATTTTCAGCTAAATAAGTTTCCATATTTGTATTAAGTAATAATTTAGAATAATTTTCTTCATCTAAATAAATATAAATCTTAGAACCTTTTTCATTGCCTAAAATCTTCATATCATCCTTTTTTAATATTTGACTTAATGGACCAGATAGTATTCTTTGAACCTTTTTTCTATTTGTATCGTGATACTTTTTCTTTTTTTCCTTATATTCTTTAAATTTTCCATCTTGTAATAATTGTTCTAACTCTATAAATCTTTGAAGATATGTATTACCATTTGAAAGTATTATCGGTAAAGCATCTATCAAAGTTGAATAGTCAACCCAAAATCCCATGTCATTTATTTCTTCTATATAAGTTTTTTCCATTGCACCTGTTGATTTAAAGTCTATAAACCATCTAAGTACAGCAAGATCATCTGTACTTAAACCCATCTTTATAGCTTCAATCTGATTAAATCCACTTACTGTATATTTTATTTTATTCCTTCTTTTCTTTTGTTTTTCAATTATATCCATTTTTTATTGTCCTCCTTCTAAGTCTTTAAATTTGTTAGGTTTTCTTTCTCTTAATATTTCTTCTAATAATCTTGATACAGTAGTTCTTTTTTTAAGAGCTTCAAATTTTAAATCATCAATAACCTCCTGGCTCATTGATGCAGATATTCTGTGATATTTTCTTGTTTTATTTTCCATGTTATGGCCTCCTAAATAGTGATATATTTATTATAACATTTAATAATAATTAATAAACCAGTAAATTATGGAAAATAAAAAGACTAGGTGATTAACCCAGTCTTAATATTTATCTATCCACTTCATTTTAAAGCCCCCTTTAAAATTCATGTTTTCTTTTAATAAAGTCCAAATGTAACTTTTATAAAAATTTCTACAACTGCTGCTGTTATTTTTAATACTTTCATGGTCTTATCCCCCTTAGATGTTTTATTCAAATAATTTTAATTCATCAATTAAATCTATAAAATTTCTACCTATAGCTTTAGGATCTGTTATATCTTGTTTCCTACTTCTAATTTGTTTCTTGATATATTTCATTCTTTTGTATATCAACTTATCTAGCTCCATTATGTCTTTTAAGAATCCATATTTATGGCTGAGATAGTTTAATTCTTCTGCTGAATAATCATAGATTCTATAGGCATAGTTATAAGTTTCATAGTCATAATATCCTAATTCACTTATCACTTGTTCACATATAGTATTTCTTTTTTTTAGTATTTCTAATCTTTGTTTAAGATCTGCTGGAGCTTCTGTATCATCTTTAAATATTATTCTTAATAATATATTTATAAATGTTTTTATTCTATTCATAAGCTTCTCCTTAATAAAGGCCAAAGATAACTTTAATAGTAACCTCTGTTAGTATAGCTACTGTTTTTACTGTTATTTTTAGTGTTTTCATTTTGACTTCCCCCTTAGATGTTTTTTTATTTTGTTATAATATATATATATGCTTATCCGTAATTAAGGTGATGCTTTTTGAAAAAAATTTTAATTTTATTACATAAAAAAAAGAAGTACCTGGTACTTATCCAGGCACTTCTTTTTGGATTTTTGATTAATTTACATAAGGACTAAAATGTTAGTTATTTGACAATTTAATTGTATCACATATACAAATAAAAAAACCACTTAAATTAATAAGTGATTTTTTTATTCGCATATATGTTGGCCATATATTAAACGAAGATCCCAAAGAATATATGAGTTTATTAGTATATAGTAATAATAAATGTAATTTAATTATAACACTTTTAATAGTTTATAGCATTAATTTTTTTTACTTCATTTTGTATATCTAATAATAATTTTAATATTTTATTTTCCATAGTATAATCTCCAATAAAAACATGATTTTATTCTATTAATTTAGGTCCATTTTCATCTGCTGCTTTTTATTATCTTTATAGTTTTTATAATTTTCGTCTATTTTTTGTTCAAATGAAGTTCTATCTAAGTTAAAGTTTTCAATATATTTTATTGCTACTGGATATTCTGACCTTGTTATATCTTTTAAACTTTGGCCACAATGAATAGATTTATTTTCATATGGAGTTAATTTTTCTCTTCCTATAGCTTCATACATTCCTGAATACATTATGCTATCCCAAACTTTTGATATTTGGCTACTTCTAACATTATATTCTTTAGCTAATCTATCAAAATATTTACGTTGTTTTTCTCTTTTGTCCTTTACTAATAAAGTAAGATTACTTAACTCATATCCATCTATTCTTAGGAAACTTAAAGTAGTTTTAATTGCTTGAGTATCAGCTTCTAGTTCATAGTGCTTTTCTAATACAACATCTTTAAATTCATTATTTTCCTTTTGCATAATTGCTATTGTTTGTGTTATCATAGTCATAGCATTTGCAATTTCATAATTTGTGTTATTATTGGTTGCAACATAACCTTTGGTACGAATTTCTTTAAGTATACTTTTAATGAATTTTCGTACCTTTTTAGCTTTAGGCAAATTACTTCTCATACAAATTTCATATAACCCATCTTCTGTAACTAGCCACTGATTTTGCCTTCCACCAGGGGTATATACTTTATATAGACCCTTTTCATCATCATCAACTAAATTTAACATTTGACTTGGATTTTTATTTTCTAACCATTCAGCTATATCTTTTGCTAAAAATAATGGTTCTTCATCCGAACCATAAACATTTATTTCATAGTCCATCATATCTCTTGTGTATATTACTTCGACCTCTTGTTTGTCTACAACTTCAAGTGTCATATTATTTTCCATTTACTTGCTCTCCTTATTCTCCTCTTTTTATCATAGGATTTATTTTACAATCTTCTTCTATAAGATAAGCTATATATTGTTTCAAAGTCATATTACTCATAAGTGCATTGACTTTAGCTTTCTTTTTTAACATATCATCTATAAATATAGTCATAGTAGTATCTTTTGTTTTCATATCGCACCTCCAAGTAATAATGTTACCATGATTAAGAATAAAAGTATTCAAGTAAGTTTTGGAAAATAAAATCGGACTTCTCTTCTAAAATTTATAAAAAAATAGCTACTAACTTTATAGTATAGTAGCTATCTTACAGAGAAAAATTTCAGTACTTAAATATACATTTCAAAAGGAGTACCCATACAGGACATTTAATGAAAACTTTTGATACTACTTAAATAGTAGCACATCTCTATTAAATTAGCACTATTATTAATTTTGTAATTCAATTTTATTTTTTACTGGTTTAGGTAATTCAACTATACATCCATGTCTACCTTTCTTTGTAGCTATTAAGCATAATGCTTTATATTGTTCAGTATGATTTAATGACACTAGATCATCTGTAGTGAATCCAAATTTAGTAAATTCATCTTCCATTACCTCGAAGTTTTTAGTGGATGTTCCTCTAAGCATGATAATACTTGATCCAGCTTCTATAAGAACATCTTTTATTGGAGCTATCTTATGAAAACCATGTGTAGATAAAATCAGTTTTGTTCTGAATTTTCTTAGTTCTGTAGATATTCTATATATATTATTAAAACTATCTTTTGATTGATGTATTTCATCACATATAACATTAACTGTTCTTAATTTTTGCCCTTTATATACTTCAGCTCTTACTATACCAGCCATTTCTATCTTAGAGAATAGATACGATACCATTACGTTCTTTGATGTTACACTTGAGAATTTATTCTGTGGTAATTTGAAAAATATGGCATATCCTTCTTGCATAAGTTTAGCTAAATTAATATTGCTCTTAGGTTTTCTAGCATACATAAACTTTAATGCAGGATTTTTCTTTAATTGTGATACCCTTGATAATATACCAGCAATTTTACTTGAGCTAGTTCCACTAACTTCAACTTCACCAGTTTTTTTATTTCCTACTTTTACATCTCTATATTCATTTAGTTCTTCAAGTGCTGTTAAATCATCATCAATAAGCTCCTGATATTCTTCTGGCATTGATTGTTTAAATTCTTCTAATAGTTGCATATATTCAGCTCTAGCTTTATAATCCTCTAAACATTTAACTATATCTTTTATAGTTTTATTCTCATGTATTAATACTGCTGAACATGCAGCATCTAAGTATCTTCCCATAGATGCCGAGAACTCTTCATCACCTAAAGAATCTATAAATTGAGTTATAAGTGCATTTTGTAATCCAGCACATTCATATCGGCTCATAGGATCTTCCATATTTCTAATCATATTTATTTCATTAAATGAAAATCCTTCACTACACATATAGTCTGAAAAATCTATAACTACAGTTTTTTCTTTTGGAATATTAGCTATAATATTATCACTTAACTCACAATTCTTTATAAAGTCTATAACTATTAAACCTTCTCCATTTTTTACAGCATCTACTCCATTATTTTCAAAGAATGTAGATTTCCCTCCACCCATTTTAGCCATTACAACTACAGGCATACAGTTAGCATCTTCATTTGTAGAAGTAGTAACAGTAGTAGTTTTCCCTCTAAATGTATTTTCTCCATAACGTACACTTCCACCTTGTAATTCTTCTGGTATCATAGTTTCTACATGTTGAATAGCTTCTAAATTATATTCTTCTATTAGAGTTTTACCTGGAACTAATATAGCATTTGAACCTATTTCATCTGTACTCATTCGCATGATGTCGCAGTTGAATATATGCTCCTCTATGTTGAAAACTGGCATTTTATTCTCTTTTTCTTTTTCATTAACTAAATTTAATTTATGTTTCTTTTTTATACCTACAGATTTAGTTTTAGGTTTATCTTTATCAATAACCTTTTTAGCCATAAGTTTATTGCCACCAGTTTCACCAGCTACACTAAATGTATTTATAAGAGTTTTCATATTATCTTTTTCTCTAGTTTCATCTTTAGATTGTGATAATAACATTATTTGAGTTTTTACTATTTCTGCATTTTCTTTTTTTATTGTTGCTTTACTTAGCTCCTGTACTGGTATTAATCTTTTTCTTAAATCATCATTTTTAGTTTCATTACCACAAGCCCATTGTACAGTATTTATAATAGTATCTATTGTACAGAATAATAGATTAGATAAAGTTAATATAACTCTATTTAATGTAAATGTTTTATCTAAACATCTTCCATCCCTATATTTTTTTATCATATCTGCATGATGGCTCTTCCAAGATGCTAAAGAAAGTTTACTTTGAGGTATAAAGTTATATATTATAGTTACTCTATCATCATCTTGTAAAATATCCATAACTGACAAATTAGATTCAAGTAACTCATTTTCTCTTTTATCTACTGATAAACTCATTACATCATCTCGAGCATAGTCCATGCTGTACTTAGTACAATATTTATATATACTTTGTATTCCATCTACTTGTTCTATTGTTATTTTCCCAAAAGTTTCTGTTAACTTTTGAGTAAATTGTTTCAAATGAACTTCTGGAACTACTAAGTAGAAATAAGCATTGTCTTTATAGATGTCTACAATGAAAGATACTTTAGTAGGTAAAGTATAAGAGAAACCTTTATTATGTTTTTTAAATCTTTCAACTACATCTAAATATAAGCTGTTTATGATCTCAGCTATAGTGCTTGTTTTATGGTTTCTAATAGATGTATTTGGTATAAGTTTCAAATAAACGTAGTTAGGTTTATTTAGTTTAAAGTAATCTTCCATCTTCATTGAATATTGTTTAAATTTCATTTCTACCCCTCCAGAATTAATGTTTATATTAATATATGCAAATTGTGTAAATGTGTGAAAAAAAAATAAGGATAAGCTTTTAACTTATCCTTTAAAACTCATATTTTATTGTGCTACTATACTTTCCATTAATGAGAACATTTCAGGTAAGAAGTATAAAGTTGCCATTATTATTAGTCCTTTCACTATAGCATTACTAACATTTCTTCTGTCACCATTTAAAGATTCTTTAATACAGTCTTTAGCTGTTATTAATAATACAGTCCAGTAACCTATAGCTCTAACTAATTTTAATAATTGATTGCCTAAAGTGTTTATTCTATTTATGGCTTCATTTACATCTACTAAAGCAAATGCTGGATTGATATAACCACTACTTATCATCATAGCAACTATTAAAACTAATTTTAAGTATAATCTTCTATGTTTTTTTAAGTGGTTTAATAAGTTTTCTATTTTCCCTAATTCTCTTTTTAGTTCATGTTCTTGTATTTGTTCACTTATAGTTAATCCATTTACTAATATTTTCATTTCTTAATCCCCCTTATTTATTTTTCTCTTTTTCTCTTTCTAAATAATCTATATTACTTTGATGCTTTTTACTTTCTTTACCGTCAAAATGATTTTTTGCACCTCGGACATGCACACAGATATGGCCTTCCATACCATTATTTTTTATTTTGTCATAGTTTTCACCTCGGCCATAACCTCTACTTCTATCATCAACTACTTTTAAAAATGGTTTATCATCTCTTCCTGCATGGTCCAGTACAAAACTACTAGCTGCATAAACTCTTCCATCTTCCATTACTACTAAAACTGGTCTATGTTTCCAATTTTCTCTATCTTTATAAACACTTCTTAATGACTTTGTAGCTTCTTTATCTATAGTTTCAACATCTGCATGTGATGCACCCATGTGCCTTTCACATACAAAGTAAGATCCAGTATAATAGTCGATTATTATAAATCGGCTTCCAAAGCTCATAATTTCATCAAATTCTTTCCATTGTACTATTTCTGCTTTGTTAAGTAATTCGATTTTAGTTGGTTCATCTATTTTGTATTTATTTTCACTAGCTGTGAATCCAGTACAACTAAACATCATTAGGATTATTAATAAAATACATACTACTTTTTTACAGTACTTCAATGCTATTTTAATTAATTTCATTATGTCATCTCCTATATTAGCACCATAGCTACTATTTTTATGATAATACTAAGTAATATCCATTTCTCTAAATCTTTAAATCCTAATATTTTTAGAAGTATTAAAACAGTTATTACTATTATTGATAATTTATCTACTGCTGTTAGTATAATAACTGGGTTTAAAAGTATAGTTTTAATCCAATCTACTCCAGTTATTATTATTTTGCAGAATTGAGAAATAACTTCTAGTGCATCTTGTGTCCCTTCTTTTATAGTAATAACTTTATTTCTAAAATCAGTTACATTATTTGATATATTAGATATAAATGAAAAAGCATTATCTTGATTTATGATAGGTTTCATTGTTTTTCACCTCTTCTTTCATATCTTTTTCTATAAGTAATTTTATATATGCACTAAATCCAAGTAGTTCAGATTTTCTATTAGCAAATTCAAGTAAGTCATTTTCCTTTTGATTATTTTTAAAACTAACATGTTTTCTTCTTTCCATTTTTTATGCTCCTTTCTTTTTGGTCATACTTATATATATGAGTAATTTATAAAAATGTGCTTATGTGTGAAAAAATTCATTTTATTTTATGTATATTATTAATTTCTTTGGTTAAGATATAAGTAAATAATCTGGACCAAGAAAGGAGATTTATTATGAAGAGAATAATATTAACTACTTTAATAGCTGCTGGATTAATGGTAAGTAATGTTAATGCTTATATGGAAGATATTAAATATAATTCAAATGAATATATTTTCAAAATAAATGACTATATAGGAGAGTTAAATTGTAATTTAGATAAGAATGAAACATCTTTATTTAAAGGATTAAGAGCTGGTTATATTGAACCAGAGTTAGAAAATTTAAAAGAATTAAAAATAGGTGTTAGTGGATTGAGTGATAATATTAGAAGTTATAAAATAGATAACAATGAATTACAGAATCTTCATAATGAATTTGTAGCTGAACTGGATGATCTTGTTAAGAATTTAGATAAAAGTATAAATAATAAATTAGAGATATTGGAAAATTATAACTGTGTATCTGCTTTTGTAAAATTGATTACTTATGATGATACTAAAACAAGTGAAATAAATGAAAATATAGATAAGATAAATAAATTATATAAAGAGATAAATTCATTTTATACAAAATAGATAATCTTCATTTTGAAGGTTATCTTTTTATTTTTGTCAAAATGTTTGGAACGGTTTTGTCACGTTTTACATATATATTATCATACCAAATTTTTCTTTGTTCAACTTGTTGGATGAAGAAAAATTCTGGAAGATAAAATATGTAACGTAACGTAGTGGCTTGTCCTGAATGTAGTTAAATAAAATATTGCAAAATAAAAATACTCTAGCTTATCACTAGAGTTATTTTTTATCTTCTTTTTCTTTCTCCATAGCTTCTTTTAATACTGATTTTATGAATCCACTTACACCTATTACACTTGACTTCTCTTCTATCCAGTTGTAAATCTCTATATCATCTATTCTTTCTTTAAAAGATATTTGGATTCTTAATGATTGTTTTTTACTCATATTATTAGCTCCTTATTTAAGTAATTTATAGTAGATATACTAAAATATATGTATTTCTACTACAAAATGTGTAAAAAATAATACTCAATTTATGTAAATTTATTAAATTTATATATTTTTATTAAATTCTTATAAATTTATATAAATTTAAGTAACATTTATGGTATAATATCACATATAATTTATTAAAAACCATTAAATTTAATTAAATTTATTAAATTTAAGAAAGGATATAATTATGACAAATAGTTTTGGAAGAAAAATAAAGAATGTATTCTCTTTGACATTTAAAAAAGATGAAGAAAAAATAAAATTATTTTTAAATGAGCAAGTTTGCCCAAGTGCATATATAAAGGATCTTATAGTTCAAGATATGCTTAAACAATCTAAAAACAATGTAGTAGATGATTATAAGATAGAAGTTAATAATGAAACAGAAGATATAAGTGGTTTTGATTTTTCTTTAGAAGATTAATAATATATATATATAATGGAGGCCCTAAAATGAGAATAGGAATAGATATAGGAAATTACCAAGTTAAAACAAGTGAAAATATAATATTTGATAGTAAAATTACAACTGAAAGATACTTTGGAACTGATGCAGATACAATAACTATAAGTAATAAAACATATTACTTAGGTGAAGGAAACTTTGAAATAGAAGCAAGAAAGTTTGATAAAGAAAACTTTATACCTTTGGTTTTAGGAGCTATATGTAAAAGTACAGATGCAGATTTAATAGATTTAGCTATAGGACTACCAATTATACAGTTCAAGGATAAAAATACAAGAACTGAACTAATAAATATGTTGCAGGGAAATACTTATAAAGTTGTTTATAATAAGATCCCATCAACTAAGATAATAAGAAGTGTTCAAGTTTTCCCAGAAGGAATAGCAGGATATTTATATATGAAAAATAAAGGTTTATTAAATGCAGTTGGAAATAGAGATAGTATATTAATAGATATAGGTGGTAAGACTACAGATATAGCTCTTATAAAAAATAACAAAGCTACTTTACCGACTTCTATAAATATTGGAACTATAGATATATATTATGCAATAGCTAAAGCATTAAGAGAAAAATACTATGATGCTAAAATAGATGTAGAGAAGATCCAGGATTATTTAGATAAAGGATTCTACTACAAAGGTGAACTGCAAGATATATCATTTGCTATAAATACTACTAAAACATTATTTAAACAAATATATGATGAACTTAAAATAAACTACTCAATAGAAACAGATGCAGTTGTTGTAATGGGTGGTGGTGCTAAAATTCTAGGCTCAATCTTTAAGAAAAATATAAAAGGCATAATTGTAATGGATAATATAGATAGAGATGTATTTGCAAATGCTCTAGGATATAAAATGTTAATGAAATAAAATAACACCAGGTATAATGCCTGGTGTTTTATATTGGTTTAAAATCAGCCTTTTCTTTTATTGTTTATATCTCTTATCTTTATCATTAAGTTAGCTACATTAACTCCAGCTTTAGTTAAATCAGCATTATCTTTTATTAATTCATTTTTATTTAATACTAATAACTGGTCCTTATTAACTAAAACTAAATTGTTTATATCTAAGTTAAGCTTATTTCCATCTGCAAATATAACATTATGATTCTTTGGTATTTCTCCATAATGCTCTTCATAGATTACTCTATGTTTTAATTTCCATTTGTTAGGTTCAGCTACTTTAACTTCAGTATATCCATATACATTTATTCTTTCTGAACCTACTTCTCTATGATTAGCTGGTATATCACCTTTTTTAAAGCTCGTTTTATTAGGATTCATAATGCCTTTAGTACCTTTATTATAAGGTATTCTTCCTTTTTCATATCTTCCAGTACGACCAGTGTTTAAGTTATATCTTTTTATAGCTGATGTAATTTGTGTCATAGTAAAATCATAGTTAAATTTTTCACACATTAATATAAGTATATCTTTATGAGAATTACCTGGTGTTATTTCAGCCATATATATTTTTTCTTCATTGGTCCAAATGTGCATCTTTCTACTATTTTTAATCCATTTTGTTCTACCCATATTAACCCTCTAACATTTTAGGTAATTTATCATCTATGTTCATTTTACCATCTTGTAACTTCTTAACTTGAAGTACTAATGTTCCATTTGCAATTATTTCTTTTGCTATATTCGTAATTGCTTTGGATCTTTCTATTTCTTCTGTAAGTTGTTCCCCTTTTACATCTTCATCATTTAATCTTTCTAATTGCATGAATAGGTGGTTATTCAAATCTCCTAAAGTATTTTTCATATATTCCTCCTACTTATTCTTTCCTATTTGCTCTTTAAACATAGCTTGTTGGATTAATATCTTTATGTAATTACTTCTCCCATATACCTCTGACTTTTCATCAAAGAATTTTAGTAAATCTTTATCCTGTATATTATTTTTAAAGCTTATATGCCTTCTTCTTGTTTCTTTATTTATTGCCATATCTATTCCCCTTTAAATTTATACCTTTATTATAAATTATGTGAAAAAAATGTACAACTTTTTAACATAAAATGGAAGTTTTCTGCTACAATTATTTTGTGATAGGGTAAAATCACACAGGCTATTTTATTATATTATAATTGTCTATTTGTTAATGTATTATTGATTGTAGTGTAACAAAGTTATTGAATTTATGAAATCTATGAAATAAGTCCGAAAGGGCTTATTTTGCTATGGAGGTATTTATGAAAGTTAAAATTATAGCTCATACTCCAAATCCTGAAGAAGTTGTAGCATCTGCTGCTAAATTATGCTATTCAAAAGTAGGAGTAGATGAGATCCAGGAGAACTTAACAGAAGAGGGTATAGAAAAATTTGTATCAATGCTTTCAGCTATAGGCCATCATTCACCACTTGAGCATTGTACTTTTACATTTGCAGTAGAGGGAATATCAAGAGCTTGTTCTCACCAGTTAGTTAGACATAGAATCGCATCATATTCTCAACAATCTCAAAGATATGTTAAATTAGATAAGTTTGATTATATAATACCTACTGCTATAGAAAATAATGAATTTGCAAAAGATATATTTTTAAATGCTATGGAGCAGGACCAAAAGGCATATAATGGTATAGTAGAAGAATTAATGAATGAATATATAGCTTCATCTGGGTATACTTTAGCATCAATACCTCGATCAGAATATAATAAACTTGAAAAATTAGCTATAGAAGATGCTAGATATGTTTTCCCTAATGCTTGTGAAACTAAAATAGTATTCACTATGAATGTAAGAACTTTAATGAATTTCTTCACTCATAGATGTTGTGATAGAGCGCAGTGGGAAATAAGAGATTTAGCTAATGAAATGTTAATACAAGTAAAAGAAATAGCACCAACTCTATTTAAAAAAGCTGGAGCATCTTGTGTAAGAGGTAAGTGTCCAGAAGGATCTATGAGTTGTGGGAATCCGAAAAAAGACTAGGTAAATCCTAGTCTTTTATATTCCTACTGAATCTTGAAGTTCTCTTAATTTCTTCTTATCAGTCTTAACATACAATTTAGTTACATCTGATCCAGCATGATTTAATTTCTCTGATATATCTTCAAGAGCCATATTATTATTTTTTAATATAGTTGCACAGCTTCTTCTGAAACTATGAGGAGCAAAATCATCTATCCCTATAGCTTCACCTGCTAGTCTTGCCCATCTTCTTAAAGTTGTTTGACCTGCACATCTATACTCACCATGATACTTTGTAACAAATACCCAGGGAAGATTAATACCTTGTTCTTCATAATGTTCTTTAAGTTTTAGTAATAAATCTTTCACCTCAACTGAAAAAGTAAACTCCACTGTTTTTCTTCCTTTTTCTAATACTTCTTCTATAACTCTATTTTCAAAATCTATTTGATCCCATTTTAAAGTTTGTATAGCTGATATTCTTCCAGCAGTACTTAAACTTAATGCTATATAAGTATCTATTCTTAAATCTCCTTGAGCTGAAACAACTTCTTTCATTGTATCAACTTGCTCTTTAGTTAAGAAGTGCTTATTTCTAACACCTTCGCATTTTCTCGGTCTATCAAAGAATTCCATAGGATTTTCTGGTATCATCTTTTTCTTTCTTAAAAACTTATAAAATGCAGATATACTAGCACATACCCTCTTAATTCTATCTTCATTGTTTCCTTCTTTCATTCTAAAGTATATATATTCTTCTATATCATCTTCAGTAGCTTCTTTAGCTAACAGATCTCCTTGTTTACTATTCATAAACTTCATCCATTGTTGTAAATCTAGTAGATAGTTGTTTATAGTCTTTGGTGATAAGTTCTTTATGTTAATATATTGTTCATATTTATCTAGTAATCTTTGATTTTCACTATTTATAGTACCTTCTATTATTATTCTTTTACTTTGAGCTTTCATAATTTACCTCCTAGCAAATAAAATTAAATTTCTCTTTACTAAAATATATGAAAAGTGCTATAAAATAGTGTGAAAATAATATATAAAAAATACACCAAATTATTACATATTATGGTAAAATATAATAGATGCTAACTATATATTAGGATTTATTTATAAGACTATAGATATTTTTATATTTATAATTCAAAAAATTCTTCAAAAAGTAAATAATAAAAATAAGACCATTGAATCAATGGTCTTATTTTTATTTTATATAGCATAGATTATTAAATTTATGTTATAATTAAGTATAGACAAATTTTCTTTTTTTATTGGATTTACTATAAGTAATTATGTACCTTAATGTAACTTTGAAAAAAACAAGGACGCTTCCTAGCCTTGTTTTTTTTGTTCATATTCTTTTACTAATTTATAAAAAGTATTCTTTTTTAAACTCATTTCACTCATAGCTTTAGTTCCAGTAATTTCTCTACTTTTCCAAAGTGGATATACTTCATTCCAATTTTTAGGGAATCCTATTTTTTTCCTACCTCTATACTTACCTTGTAATTTAGCAAGTTCAATTCCTTCTCTTTGTCTTTCTTTTATATAATCTCTTTCAAGTTGAGCTACTGCTCCAAATATAGTTAACATAAATTTTCCTGCTGGAGTTGATGTATCTATAGTTTCTTTTTTGGAAATAAATTGAACTTTCTTATTGTCTAATAATTCTACCAGCTCAAGTAGGTCCTTTGTATTTCTAGCAAATCTACTTATACTTTCAACTATTACTACATCACCTTCTCTAACAAAGTCCAGCATAGCTTTTAATTCTGGTCTATCCTTAGTTGCTCCTGAAATTTTTTCTATATAAATTCTTTCTACTCCTAAATCATTCATAATTACTTCCTGTCTTAATGTATTTTGGTCATAACTGGAAACTCTTATATATCCTACCTTCATTTTTACACCTCTTGTTTTTTTAAAGTAACATATTAAAACATTTGTTTAATAAATAATATTTTAATATAAATAAACAAAATGTCAAGACTTTAAGTATTATACTTTTAGGGTATACCCTAAAAATACTAAAAAATAGGAACACATTTTTAAATATTTCATATTATATATTATGGGAGAAGAAAAAAAAGATTTTCTTTGCCAAATAAAAAAATATGTAACACTTTAACAAGTAAATGCATATTATATATTATAAAACTAAATAGGGAGGTAACATTATGAAATATAATACAGTAGAAGAAGTAGTAGTAGCAGTAGTAAAGGATTTTGCAGCATACTATAAGGATGTAGTTGATATGTTCCTAGAAAACAGATTAGATAACAGAGGACAGTTCATAATGAATGAATTATATAAAGACATAAAAGATAACTTTGGATATGATTCAAATATAGTAAATACAATATTAAAAGAAGGATAAAACAAATAAAAAAGGAGCTATACCATCCCTCAAGGTATAGCTCCTTTTTCTCCTCACTGCCCTATAGTGAGAATCAGAACATTTTTATTATACCATAATTTGTCAATAAATAAAAATAAATATTTTGAAAAAAATTTTAATTTTAATCACACATTAAGTACCAGTTGCATATTATATAGTATAGAACATAAAAAACTAAATAAAAAATTCTTGGAGGTAATGTTATGAAAGAATCAACTATAAAATTATTATCTATGGATCAAGCTTATTATTTATCAAGAGTATTAGCAGCTAGAGATACTTTTAAAGCTAGAGGTAAAAATTTCGTATCAGTTGAGAAAGATATGGATGGACATTACAAAGTTTTCTTATTAGAACACTTAGAAAGAGGAACTTTTGATGGTGAGATAGTTGAATATATAGAATTATAAATAAAAAAATAGCAGGGTAGGCATCCCTGCTATTTCTTTGTTGATTTCACAAAGGCTATTAGTTGCCAACTGTAACAGTAGTTGATGCTGTTACTCATTTTTTAATCACTGAAATTGGTTAATATAATTGTAGCACAATTACTTCTTATATATATCTATAAAAGAATTTTTTATACCTTTTTCTTCTAATAACTTTAATTGAGCTTCTGCATTTGCTCTATTAGAATAACTACCAGCTACTACCCTGAAGTATGTTGTTGATGGACTAGCTTCTTTATATGTTATTTTATAGAAGTTACATATCCCCTTACATATAGCTTTAGCACAAGTTCTTCTATAACCATCCTGTTTTAGGAGTTTAGCTTCTTCTTTATTATCCATGAATCCACATTCTATAAGTATAGATGGCATTTTACTTTCTCTAGTTATATGAAGGTTGTTATATTTAACCCCTCTATTTCGTAGTTTAGTAGCTAAGATTAATTCCTTTTGGACCTCTTGAGCTACTTGATCTCCTATAGTTTTAGCTTTATATGCAAAAGTTTCTATACCATTAGCAGTTGACCATGTATCACCTGCGGCATTTGCATGTATAGATACTAATAAACTAGCATTAGCTTTATTAGCTTTATCAGTTCTAGTTCTTAATGGAGTATCTTCTTTTGTATCTGATACCATATAAGTCTTAAATCCTTGATATTCTAGTTCTTCCTTTAAGTATTTTGCTACAGCATAGTTAAATTCCCATTCCCTCATTGAACCATCTGGAATTCTTTTACCTGGTGTATTATATCCATGCCCATTATCAATAGCTATAATCTCCATATTCTCACCCTATTTCTTTTCTTTTTCTTTTTTTCTTCTTCAGTAGGTTCGTGGTTAAAATTTGGTTTTTCTTGCATTTGTTTTTCAAGTTCTCTTAATCTATGATCTTCTAAATCAGTTACCATTTTTATGATCTCATGTGCATCTACCCACTTTTTCATAAAATCACTCCATTTTTAAGGATACCTATTATACCTTTTATAAAATTGAAGCACCTTAGAATTGATTTAAATAGGTCGTTTTTTAATTAAATTTTTTTTCTAATACTTTATCTAGCTTTTCTTCTATTCTTTCAGTATTATCCTCTACATTTTCAACTCTAGTAGTCAATTTATTAATAGAATCAACATATTCTTTTGATATTTTAGTGAAGTTGTCTACAGATTGCTTAAACATTTCTCTATCTTCTTTTCTTTCTTCTTGTTGAATACGTCTATCCTCTTTGCTATCATCTAAATATTTTTTTAGTAGAACATATCCTATACAACCAATTACACCTAGACTGGAAAATTGTGATATAAATTCCTCCACATTTATCACCACCTTGTATAAAAAAGACTATAGAATAGTCTATAGTCTTATTTTTGTATTAACTTATTAACTAGATCCTCTAACATAGCTACTTTATTTTGTAGCATAGTAACTACATTGCCTATACCCTTTTTAACTTTTAAAGTTACTTTAGGGTTTAAAACACCACTTCACTTTGCAGTAATAGTTTTTTAATCTTATCTAGTTCCCTATGTAAAATGTCGATTTGTTCAGTATTACTACTAACACTTGCACCTAAAGATTTAGGCACACTTGCTTTAAGTGTTGGCTCTATTTCGCATTCAAAGTGAATGTTAGTTTTATTTGCAAATGTTCTTATTGATATTTGCTGGTCGTGAGGTAATGGAGTATCTATTGATTTAGATAATATAGTTCCATTTCCTTCTGCATCATATGTAACATTTTCTTCGTGTACCCATACACCGTTTTTGCAAACTATTCTATCTTTAGTACCATTGTAAGACTTAAGTTGTTTAGGGCTTAAAATAGTTAATTTATGTTCCGAATACTCTTGATATGGAGTTACTTGCGTACCTTCTTCAAGTTGAAAATTTTCAATCTCACAAACCCCACTTAAACTAACTGATGTATTATTAGGTAGTATCTTTAAGCGTAATTTAGATAGAGTGTTTTTAGGTATTTCATACCCATTGGTAGAATTAAAATAAATCTTCTTGCCGTTACTATCAACACCTTCAAGATAAATTGAATTTTTAGCACTACTATTACTATTTAAAAACTTACAACTTGATATAATTTCTTTACCCTCAAATATATATAAATGTTTTGTCAAATCAAATACTATACATGGATATGTGCCTGAATATGTTAGTGTATAAGTATTATTAGTAACATCATAATTAAAAGTTGTATTATTAGCGTCTATTACATCATAATCAGCAATATTAAATAAATTCTTCCCTGTACATAAAACAGGTATTTCATACAATTCTTGATTTTCTAACTTATCACCTACTGAACGTATATCAGCTAAATTATCTTGATCTTGCACTGTATTACCTAATATTTCTATATCTTTTAAATAACCTTCTAAACTATCTACTGATATTTCTGTACCTTCTATAGAAGTATATAATTTCTTAGGATTTTCTATATCTTTATCAAGTCTTGCTTTTAATGATTCTTCTCCTTCTCTAGCATCAATAACTTCTGCATCTTGCTGCTTACTTGAAGTTAAAGCATTAAATCTTTTTTCAAAATCTGAAACTTTAGTATTAACCTTAGTAGTCACTTCTGTTATTTTAGCACTAACAGCATTGTCAACCTCTGAAACTTTAGAATTAAATCTATTATCTACTGTATTAAGTTTGTTATCTACTTCTTTAACTTTAGCATTAAGTTTAGTAGTTACTTCTGTTATTTTAGTGTCGACTGCATTATCAACTGCTGCAACTTTAGAATTAATTTTGTTATCTACTTCTGTAATTTTATTGTTAAATCTATCATCTACAGTATTAAGCTTATTATCTACACTTGTATTGCAGTTTTTTATAGTTTTATCTATTAAACTATTTGAATTATCTATAGTTGAATTTATTTGTGCTTTAAATTCAGATATTAACCTTTCATATTTCTCAACAAATCCCTCGTATTCCCCAGGTATCATACCACCTTCACCAATCTTAGGATCTATATCAAATATAAAAGAAGAAGATGTTATTGTTCCAGCTTCGTCAGTTAATTCAATTTCTGCATATGCTCTACCGTTCTTTTGTAGCATATTTTTATCAAGTAATACATTTATATTATTACTAGATACTGTAATACCTGTTGTTTGCATAAACATGTCATTGTTAACACCAACATAGATTTTACCTATCATGTTACTTGTGTCATAATCTAAACCTTGATTTAAAGGTTTTATATTAAAAGATACATCATCAAACTGCTTAACTGTAAATCTTGGGAATATATCCTTTATCATAAAATCTAATTCAAATTTAATAGGTTTTCTAGGCATTAAATGCACCCCCCTTTATATCTTTTATTTCTTGTTTTAGCTTTTGTATTTCAAGTAATGCCAAAGCTAATAAACTACTTTCATTTACAACCACTTTTCCAGCATCATCTTCACTAACAAATAAATGTGCATTTTTATTTTCTTTTAAAGCATTTACATTTATAACAAGCTTTTCATTTAAACCTTCTGTATCTGACATTCTCATAATATTAGGACTTTCAATAATAATATCATCTAAAACATCATCTACAGAATTATCACTAACAGTTGCAACTGGGTTATCTATTGCCAAACTATAAGTATTTGTGGCATATATATATTTAGCAGTACATTGTTGCCACCTATAACTTGACCACCCTAAATTATAAATATCTGAAGAATACGGATCGTGTGAGCCAGATTTAAATCCAGAGCTACTTGATTTACTTACTTTACTATCTGCTAAATTATAAGCAGAATTAGCTTTAGATAATGCAGTATTTGCAGTTGACTTTGCAGTATTTGCAGTTGACTTTGCACTATCAGCAGTTGACTTTGCAGTATTTGCAGTATTAGTTGTAGTAGTTAAAGAAGAAGTTGTCGCATAGTTAGTATGAGTATGACCATTCAATGAAACATTAGTGTCATTCCATTTTAAACCTTGACTGTTTATAGTTATTGTTCCAGCTTGAGTTTTTATAGTTTGAGTATGTGGTCCACCGTAAAGTCTAAAAGTTGGAGAAGACCCTCCACTCCATGTATATATATCGAATACATCAGAGCCTATTTTTAAATAATCATAATTATCCCATTTAAACCTTATTGAGCTTCCTTGACCTTTATTACCACTACTTGTAGCATCTATAGCACAACCACCAAATAAAGTTATAATAGGATTTTCGTTGTTACTAGATATTTTATCTACTGTTATAGTCTTTGAAGCTATTTTATCAGCAGTTATAGCATTTGAAGCTATTTTATCAGCGGTTATAGCATTTGAAGCTATATCATTAGCTGTTATTGTACCTGTGGCTATTTCATTTGATGTTATAGTACCAGCTTTTAATTTATCAGCTGTTATAGTTCCTGTTTTTATATTTCCACCATGTATAGTTGTTTTACCTGTGGTTTCTAAATCTGTGAAATTAACCTTACCAGTTAAGTCTATACTATCCACAGTTTGTTTAATTTCTGTATACTTATTATCAAGACCATTAACTTTATTAGTTATACTTTCAGCAGTTACTTCTATACTTGCAGATAATTCTTTTTTAACTTCATTAGTATAATTATTAGAAGTATTTATAGCTTCTTCTTTCACACCATCTGTGTAATCGTTAGCACCCTCTATAGCTTCTTCTTTAGCTTTGTCTGTATAACTATTAGCACTATTTATAACTTCATTTTTAGCACTTAAAAGTTCAGTTTTACTCGCCTTTAGTGATATTTGTTCATTAGTTAATAATATTTGTGCATCAGTATATTTTTTAGAAGTTTCTATTACTTCGCCTTTAACATTATCTGTATAACTGTTAGCACTATCTATAGCCTCATCTTTTATATTATCAGCATAACTATTAGCACTATTTATAACTTCATTTTTAGCATTGTCTGTATATTTTTTAGCATCATCAGTTACTTTTTTAGTAGTTTCTGAAAGTTCAGTTTTACTAGCTTTTAATAATATTTGCTCATTAGTAACATTTATTTGTGTATCAGTATAAGTTTTAGTAATACTTATAGCTTCTTCTTTAGCGTTATCAGTATAATCTTTAGAGTTTTCAATAGCTTCATTTTTAGCTTCATCAGTATAACTATTTGCATCTTCTATAGCTTCGCTCTTGGCATTATCTGTGTACTTATTAGCTTCATTCTTAGCATCATTAACAAGCTTGTTAGTATATTCTTCACTAGCAACTGTTTTTGCTGATACTCTAAGAGTAGCAACATCAAGATTAACATTGCCAAAAGAATCTATATCTAAAGTCCTTTTACCGTTACCATCAGTAACACTAAAATTACCTTTTACATCAAGCAGGTTAGCATTTAATTTACCTATCCATCCTCTATCAAGTGACAATTTACCTATTAATGCTTCACCTATAGCCATATTTTCCACATAATTAGATAAATCACTTATCTTTGTAGTAGTTACTTTTACTTGATTTGAAAATTCTGTACGTTCACCATATGTATTTATACCGCAAACTTTAAAATACCATGTTTCATTAGGCTTAGCTTGAAACATATAACTTGATGCTTGACCTTGAAAAATTAAATCAAAGCTATTTGGAGTAAAATCTTTTACTTTACTGGCATATAATTCATACTGATAATATATTTTATTTTCAAAAGTCCAGCTTAACTCAATATTAGAAAAACCATATACAATAGAATTAAGTATAGGTACTGCTGGTAAACTGTTAGGGAAATCTCCTAAATTACCATCTTCCCCTGGTGGTCCTGGTGGTCCTGGTGGTCCTACAACTGGTTCATTATCTCCACCACTTCCTATGATATCTCCTAACGTTGTTTTAGGATCTCCTAATTCTATACTTTCATATCTATTTTTCAATACATTAAATACAGTTTTAATAACTTTAGCTTGAGTATTAATACCATACCTAGTATCAATAATAGTTACGGTGTCGCAAATGTTTATTTTATCCTCCAAACCTTCATAGCCTACACACTTAGATAAAGGTATAAAATCTATTTTAAAGTTTTGCTTAGGTACATCAACTTTGTTAATATTGTATTCTTTTTTAGCTAAATTAATTAGCTTCTCTTCAGTTGGTATTTCTTCATCATCAAACCTTTCGGAGTAATCTATAGCTTTTATATACGGATGTGAATAATTATTTATTAATGGACTGTCTACAAAACTAGCTTTTACAGTTATTTCTTCACTTGTTTCTTCATCATTGTATTTTGCATAAGGTAATATCCTAGTAACTAAATCAGTTGTATCTTCTTCTAACTCAAATCCAGTAAGATTTTTTCTGTATTCGATAGTAACTTCGTTGTCATTACCTCTTCTATTTAATACATGGATATTTTCATTATCTCTTAATATTTCAGCACCGTTTCCAAATGTATCTATAATAGAACCACTTTTACCACCTATAGCTTCTAATATATTAGCCATAGACATTTTATAGTTTTGAGCATTAACTATATCAGAATAACCTTTGTAATGCTTACTGAAATTTGAATTAATAAATAACTGATTCAAAACATACTGGCAAGACTGATTAGCAAAAGTTAAGTTATCTATATAGTCATACATTAAGTCAAAAGATATATGTCTAGCAAACACTTCTACTCTATTATTCATCAACTTTCTAGTCATATATATTCTAAACTTTTGATTTAATAAAGTATCATTAGCATTTGCTACTACTATATTTTCTTCTTTTACATAATTAAAAAGACTATCTGTATTAAGCATTATAAAACTCAATTCAAATAGTCCATTTCTTTCCTCTTCTACAAAAGCTTCGCATATAGTATTTATAGAACCATATTTAGTTGTAAAATCTTTATTATGTAATGTTATCACTATAAATCACCTTCCCTATATGCTTTAAATTGTAATAATACTTCGTTGAAATTTTGAACTATAGCATTAAAATCTAATTGACCTACAAATATAGCTTTTAAACTAGTACCATCATCAAATAATAAATTTTGATAACCTACTGGATCATTAAGCCATTCATCAAGTTTTTTTGCATAACTTAAAGTATCAGCACTTCTACAGTCTATATATACTTCCAATTCTATATCAAGCATTTCCCTGCAACCTTCATCAATTATTAGATTGTCAGTTCTACCTTGTACTTCTATAAATTCAAGTTTCCTTCTAGGTATAGATAAGTGGTTAGAATTTTTAACTTTTATATTAAAGTTTCTACTACTAACACCATTAAAAGTAAATTCCATTAATAAGCACCTCCTACACCTATTCTTTTTCTATTCATATAGAAAGCTAACTCATTAGCTAAATATTCTATATCTTTATCTGTATTATTATTGAAGTTTTCTATATTAAGATTTATTCCATTATTATTTTGCATTTTATCAAGTCCTAAAAGCTTAGGTAGTTGATTTATAGGTAATATAGCTTCTGCATTACTTCCGATTCCATTGTGAGCATCACCTATTCCTATTCCACCTAAAACAGTTGGTCTTTTAAATATTGCTCCTTTTGAATACCATGAAATACCGAATTTTGGCACACTTGGAGGATTTAAGCTAAATTTCCCACTTATACTTATTTTAGGCATTTTTATATTAGGTTTTAATACGGAACTAAATATCCCTTTTATAGCACTCCATGCACTACTAACAGAACTTCTTATAGAACTCATAACGCTTGATATTGAACTTTTTATACCATTAAAAACATTAGATACAACACTTTTAACTCCATTTAATACACTAGATGTAACACTTTGTATTCCATTCCATGCACTTAAAACAACAGATTTAATCGCATTAGATACAGAAGATATAACAGATTTAATACTATTCCATACACTAGTTGTTGTTGATTTAATTGTATTCCAAATAGTAGATATTACAGTTTTTATTGAATTAAAAACAGAAGAAGCTACGCTAGTAATGCTATTCCATAAACTACTAACAAAGCTTTTAATACTATTCCATACTGTACTTGTTACAGATTTTATATTGTTCCAAACATTGGTAATACTAGTCTTAATTTGATTTAATTTATCACTAATAAAACTTTTAATACTATTCCATACTGTACTTATTGCAGCTTTTACGTTGTTCCATGTTTTAGAAGTCCAGTCGCAAATATTATCCCACGTTTTAGAAATCCAATTACCTATATTATTACAAGCTTTACTTATCCAATCACACATATTTTTCCAAGCATCACAAACTATTTTCCATACTTCATTGGCTTTTTCTTTTATTAAATCCCAGTTTGAAACAAGTAAAAATCCTATTGCTATTATTGCACCTATTACTGCAACTACTGCTAAAACTGGCGCACATAAAGCCCCTATACTAATACCTAAAGCACCTGCAACTATTGAAAGATTAGCAAATAAAGATATTGCTCCACCTATTAATAGTAAAAGTGGTCCTATTGATGCAATTAGAGTAGCAACTATCATTAAAAAAGTTTGTGTAGCTGGTGATAAGTTTTGAAACCATTCACAAACCTTAGATACTCCATCAGCTAATTTTTCTAAAAATGGAGTTAATCTTTCACCTATAGTTATAGCAACACCTTCTAAAGCTGATTTCATTTCAACTATTGCACCTTGAGAACCTTCAAGCATAGTATCAGCCATTTTTTTAGCTGAACCTTCTGAATTAGCTATGGCTTCTGTTAATTTATTAAAGTCCCCTTCACTTGCATTTACTATTGAAGCCCATCCACTCATAGCTTCTTTTCCAAATATAGTACTTAAAGCTTGTGCTTGAGTTGTTTGGTCAAGTCCACCTAATACACTTCTTAGGTTTTCCATAGTACCCATTAAATTAACTGAACCATCTGCATTTTTAACAAGTTCTACTCCATACTTTTCCATAGCATTTCGCATTTCTTTAGTTGGTTTAACTAAGTTTGTAAGCCCTGCTCTTAATGAAGTACCTGCTTGACCTCCTTTAAGTCCAGCATTTCCCATTAAGCCGATAGCAACAGATAAATCATCCATAGATATACCTAAAGCACCTGCAACTGGACCAACATATTTTAATGTTTCACCCATTAAGTCTATATTAGTATTGGCATTAGAACAAGCAGCAGCCATTATGTCTGCAAACTTACCAGAATCTTTAGCACTTAAACCCATTGCAGTAAGTCCATCTGTTACTATATCAGAAGTTGTTGCTAAATCAGTTCCACCAGCAGCAGCTAAATTAAGTATACCTGGTAAACCTTCAATCATATCTTGAGTTTTCCAACCAGCCATACCCATATATTTTAAAGCATCAGCACTTTCAGAAGCACTAAATTTAGTTGTCCTACCCATTTCTTTGGCTAAGTCTGATAATTTAGTTAAATCAGTACCAGTAGCACCACTTATTGCTGATACTTCTTTCATAGCACCTTGGAAGTCAGATGCAGTTTTGACACTTGCAACTCCCATTCCAACTATAGGTAATGTAAGTCCAGCAGTTAATGCTTTTCCTACACTAGATATGCCTTGACCAAGATTTTTAAGTCCATCAAAGTCTTTACCTATTTTAGATATATCCTTGCTTATGCCATTTAAAGCACCTTTTAAACCATTGGCATCAGCAGTTATTTTAACCTTTAATTCTTTTGTTAAAGTACTCAACGAAATCACCTCCTACCAATTGTCAAAGTAAGATTTTAAATTTTCCTTTTCTTCTTGAGTAACTTCTTTTTTCTTGTTTTCTTTTTTCTCAAATATATCAAAGTATTTATAATTTTTACTAAAGTTTTTACCTAGTGCATTACATATTGCTATATACTGTAGTTCATGTTCAAACTTTATTCTATCTCTCATTTTTTCAAGAAGCTTAACAACCTCAATAACTTCACATATAAAAAAAGAAGCTATAGGCATATTGTAAAAACCTATAGCTTCATTAAAAAGAGTGTTAATAAACTCCTGTTCTGTGATTAATTTTTCTGTTGTTTTATAATCTCCTTGAATTTCGCCCCTAAACCCATAGAACCAGCATATTCTTCTAGTATCATCATAAAGAAGTTTTCAACTTCTCCACCTTCTTCATAATAAGCATCTATTAATTCATATGCTTCATCTAAAGTGATATCTTTATTTGCAAACTTTAGACCTTCGCAAAATGCTTCATATAAACTTATTAAGTTTAATTTTTCCATATCTTGAGATAAAGAAGTTAATGTTATTCCTTTTGCATTTAGATTCATTAAAGCTTTCGTAGTAAATTTTAAAACATAATCTTTTTTATTAATTTTTATAACTTTCATTTATTAACACTCCTATTTTTATAATTTATTAGTTACTAGTTAATGCTCCTACACCTTGTAAAGATACTGAATAAGTAGTTTTTTCTTTACTTGGGGAATTAGAAGATAAACTTGTTATAATTGCTTTACCGATTTTATACTTTTCAGCAGTACCATATTTTACATCTACTTGTTGTAAATTTTCCCATGCTGTCTCTAAAGCTTCTAATCCTTCATCACCTACAACAACTAAACCGTCACAGTCAACAGACCAAGAAAGCCCAACAGCTTCACTTTCAGCCCAAACTCCAGAATCTTTAGTAGTAGTTTCTGCCGTTTCAGTTTCTCTATTAAGTGAGCAACCTTGTTGCCCTCCTATTAAAATCTCACCTATTGAAAGTCTTATATCATTACCTTTTTCAAATGCCATGATACAACCCCCTTTTTAATTAATTTCTATTCTTATACTTAAATTAGCTACATAAAAACCTTCTATACGGTTTATATTAGCTTCATTAAGCATTACATCATCAATACAATAATCTTGGTTTAAAACTTGATTTTTAAGTTGATATAAAGATTCTATTGATTCACTAACAAGTTCATTTACTTGTTTTTTACCTTCATATTCGGTATATATGTTTATAGTCCATAAAAAAATAAAACCATTATTTTTATATTCCATAGAAGATAAATTATAATCTCCTATGCTTATTAAAGGCATAGCTGAATTTAATGGAACTTCATCATATACTTTTATATCTAAACTATTTAAAGCTTGATATATTTTACTTTGTAACTCATTTATAGGTATCATAATACACCTACCATTCTATAACTTCTTTAAGTTTATCAATGAAATAAGGCATTTCTTTCTCAAAAGCTGGTATTAAATAAGGTTTAGCTTTAGATCCTGGATGATTAACTTTTTTAACTGGGTGAGCTGCACCTTTCCAATATAAAGCTTTTTTATTCTTAGGCTTTATGATATGCGACCTAGTACCATATTCAACCATAGGAGCATATTTAATATTAGAAGTATGTATAGTAACTGTCATGCCTCTTCTAAAATTAGCTATACCCCTTCTTAAATGTCCAGTATTTATACTTTTATTTTTAGTTAAATTATCTTTTGCACTAGCTTCTATTTTCATCCCAGTATTTTTTAAAAGTTGTTGTATTTTCTTTTCATCTTCTTCACTTTTAATTTTAAGATATATAGAAAATTTATTTAATTCACTACTATCAATATTAATCATTATCCACCTCTAAAAAGAAGCATGTTTTATTTTTTACTTTTCTTTGAGAAAGCACCTTATACATAATATCATCAATTTTAATTTTATCAACCTTGCACATATTGCCTAATATTATAGCTTTTGCATTTTGAGTTAATGTATCACCAAATACTTTAGCAGTAGTTTCTAAAGATAATTCTTCTACATTAGCATACTTAGTTCCGATACTTCTTTCTGCCTCTGTATGCCCTCCTAAACCATCAGCAATATCTTTAATAATAAATAATTCAATTAAAGTATCAAACCTCATATAAGTCTAAATCCTTTAACCATTTTATTTTTATTAATATAATCATCAAGATACTGTTTATAGCTTTCAAAATCATCTTCATAAGATGTTGTCCTACCGTCTACAGATTCACTTGCTATCCCTTCCGAACCTATTTTATTATATCTTTGAATAGCTAACTCAATTAATACAAATTCTAATTCTTTAGGCAATTCAGAACTATTAATATAATTTAAAATTTTAGATTTCGTTATATCAAGTATTTCCATCAATAACTCGTCATTATTATCTGTTAATAACTTATTATCAGCTATACCCAATAAAACTTTCATTCTATTTAGTAGCATTTAATCACCTACTTAAATAAAAAAGATAGAGGACTAGGCCTCTACCTTCTTACTTCTTTTTCTTGTTTTTTTCTTTTGTGGGACTTCCACTTCTTCGATTAACGCAACTGTAACTGGTTCAGTTGGTATTGAAGCACTTCGTATTTATTCTTGAACGTATTTTACTACAGCTTTAGGTCTTAAAGTTTTAGCTCCTGCTACTTGTAATCCTCTTATACCATCAGCAAAATCAGATTCTAATCTCATAGCTTCTGTTTCTTGTAATTGAGTACCAAATCCTATAGCAGTTTTGTGTAATGCTAATATAGCATAAGATCCACCATTTAATTCTTCAGAGTATACTAATTGAGTACCGTTTACACTAGCACCTTCTATTACACCATTTTCTAATATTTGATAGTGTCTGTTAAATCTATCATCTAAGTGTAATTCTTCTAAAACTTCTGCATTTACTACAACGAATCTATCAGTTTTAGGTACTTTATTTTTATTTAAAGCAGTATTAGCTTTAACTATTAAATCATATGCTTTTTCTTCTCCAACTTTAGTTACTTCATTTGTAGTTTCTAAACCTTCATCTAATATAGCTTTATCCATAGCTGTTTGCATTTTAGAAGAAGCTTCTTGAGTATGAGCATCTACTAAATCTCCTGCTGCTTGAACTGCATCAACATCATTAACTTTGAAAGCCCACATTTTCTTTATATCCATTTCTAGCTCAACTTTTGAAGTTGTTAACTCGTCAAATGAAACAGATCCAGAATAATCTTTTACCGTTACATCTGATACATTATTGAATATTAATTTATTTCCTCTTATTTCTCCTGCTGGAGTAGTTATAACATTTGCTATACTTCTTTCATAGAAGTTGTGCATTAATCTTGCGTTCCATATTGCTGGTATAAAAGTAGTTACTGCCATAGTTATTCACCTTATAGCTTATAAAAGCTATCCTTTCTTATCTTAAATTATTTTTTATACTTGACCAATTCTTATTAATTTCTTCTGCTGACATTCCTCTTAATTGGTCCATACTAAATGTGCTGTTTTTAGATACGCCAGTTGTAGGTGTTTTTCCTCTTAATCTCTCCATAACTGCTTTTTCTACTGCATCATTAAATCCTTTTTCAAAGACTGAAATATTTTCCATTATATCGTCAGCAGTATCAACTTTTAAGAATTTGGCAAATGATCCTGGAAGTTTTTTATCTTCTAAAGCTTCCATTGTTAACCTTAATATTTTTTCTTCTTCAAATTGTCTACGTTCTTCTAAATGTTTTTTTCTTTCTTCTTCAAATAGTTTACGTTCTTTTTCTGCTTGTGCTTTAACTCTTTCGGCTTCACTCATTTTAGCTAATTTTTCAGATTCTTCTAATTCAGCTTTTAACTTTAGCTGCATAGCTTTTTCCTTTTCAGCTTCAATCTTTTTAGCTTCTCTAGCTATTCTCTTAGCTATCATTTCATTTACTTCTTCTTGAGTAAATGTCTTTACTTGTTCTTGAGTTTCAGTGTCTTGAACTTGTACTTCTTCAGTAACAACGTTGTTTTCTAAATTTTCCATTTTTATCCTCCGTTTTAGCTTCGTCAAGCATAGAATAGTTAATTAACCATACAGCTTTTAAAGTCGTCAGTAAGTTTTGGACAATAAAAAAAAGACTAATTTATAGTCTTTACTGGCATTTACTATGTCCACACTGTAAGCATATTGCACATCCACCAGTAGGTATTATTGCTTTATTGCCACATTCAGGACATATAAATTCTTCTGTTCCTGGTTCAAGTGTTTCTTCTGTAATATTTTGGTTTAAAATTTCCATTTTATCTTCTTCTTTAGGTTTTTCATTTGTAAGTATTCCACTTCTCTTACAACCATCTCTATATATTGTAATTCCTTTTAAATCATTCTTCCATGCACTTACATATATATTATAAACATCTTCTAACGTTGCTTCATTTGGAAGGTTTATAGTTGATGATATTGAGGCATCTATGTTCTTTTGCCATGCTGATTGCATTTTTATTCTTTCCTGTGGATTAAGTGTCATAGCAGTAACAAATATATCAGATAGCTGTTCTTCATCATTTATATTTTTAGCATCCATATATTCTTTTACTACTGGAGTATAAACTTTATATACAACATCTTTATCATGTACACTTTCTGTTTTCCTAAAGTAGGATAAGTTAAATATAGGTTCTATTCCACCACTTATACCAAGCATTGTTGATATTGTTCCTGTAGGTGGTATAGTAAGTAACTGTGAATTTCTAAGTCCATATTGTCTTACTAATTCTTTTACTTCATCATTTACATTATTTATAAAGAATTTTGAGTTAAATATAACTTCTTCATTATATTTTTCAAAAGGTCCATGCTCTTTTGCTATAAGTGCTGATTGTTTTATTGCTTCATTTAACATCATATTAGATAATTCTTCACATAGCTTAACAGCTTCTTCCGATCCATATCTTATATTAAGTTTTATAAGCATATCAGCTATACCCATAACTCCAAGTCCTATTTGTCTATACTTAGATACACTTTCCTTTTGTTGTTGTAGTGGATGAAGTAGTAAACCTTCTTCTAATACTTCATTTAATCCAACTACACAATCTCTTACACATTCTTTAAATTTTTCATTATCAAATATAGCATCTGCTGAAAATGGATCTGTTACAAATTCAGATAAGTTTATAGAACCTAATAAACAACTTCCCCCTGCTGGTAATGGCTCTTCCGCACAAGGATTTATTCCTGCATATTTAAATTCTTTATCAGCACTTAGTAAGTGATTATTTTCTATGTTGTCCCAAAATAATATACCTGGTTCTGCAAAATCCCAGTTATTAGTTATAAGTTTCATAAATAATTTATGTGCATCAACTTCTTTTGTAATTACTTCTCTACCTGAATCTACTATGAATTTACATTCATACATAGTTTTATTTAAAACAGCTTTCATAAATTCATCATTTATTCTAACTGATATATTGGCCTTAGTTACTCTATCTAAGTCTGTTTTTATATCTATAAAATCTTCTATATCTGGATGATTAACATCCATAGAAATCATTAAAGCTCCTCTTCTTCCCTTTTGTCCTATAAGGCCAGTAGCCATAGAATAAAGGTCCATAAATGATACTGCACCTGTTGTAGTTTTAGCTGCATTATGAACTTTAGCACCTTTTGGTCTTAGGTTTGATATATCTATACCAACACCTCCACCATAGCTGAAAGTTCTTGCTATATATTTAGCAGTGTCAAATATGCTTTCTATATTATCTTGAGGTGGTTGAAGTACATAGCAATTAGAATAAGTTACATTTATACCATCTTTAGGTAATCCTCTATTTGCAAGTATTCTACCAGCAAATAAGAACTTTCTATCTCTTATTAATTGTCCTATTTTTTCATTTCCACCTGATACTCTATTTATCCATTCATCAAAACTTTCACCTTTGTATTGATATTTATTGGTCCAAATGGATTGTTGTAATTCATCCATCTCCCATATTTTATTTTTGTTTAAAAAGTTCATTTTATTCTATTTCCTCTTCCTCGAATAAATCTAATCGTGTACAAAATAAATTTGGATTGTCTATTATAACACCATGTAATCCTTTAGCTAGTGCATCTACTACATTTTCAGCATCTTCTCCAAAGTGTAATTCTTTGTCAAAACAAATTGCATGTACTAATTCATGTAAAAATACTCTTTCTTTATTTTGTTGAGTTAGTTTATTATCTAATGTTATAGTCTGTGTATGGCTATCACATAACCCAGAACATACCATATTATCTAATGTTATAACTTCATCAGTAACATCTACTGTATAAACAAAATTTCCTACTTTTACATCACTTGGTATTATCATAAAAACACCTCCAAATAAATTAACTAATCTTCTACTATAGGAATTATACAGGATCTGCAATGTGGATGAAGTGGTGGCATATTTAATCCTGCTTTATATTCATCAACGCTAAATATTTTACCATCTTTATCTCTACAGGCTTTGCTTGTCCTACTATCTAAAAAAGCCATAAATTGATACTGTTTTATTCCATTTTCTTTATAATTATTTACTGTAGCTTCATTCATTACCCAACAGCTTTCAGTTCTAACTAATCTCATAGCATTAAAAAAAGAAGTATCAAACTTTTTAGCTATTATTTTAGACATATCCTGTAATGTTTCACCTCTAATAAGCCCTTTGTTTAATTCTTCTTTTATTGTAAGTGCTAATCTGCTTCTATGTTCCCATATTCTTTCAGAGAAACTAAGTCCTGACCAGTTAGTTTTAATTATTTCCCTTATTAAATTTTCATTAATAGTTTCAAATGATACATTTAAATCTATTGCAGCTTCTTTATTAAATTTATTATATAATTCAATAAATGCTTCTGTAAGTTGTTCTTCATTCTTATTATATAAGGTATCAAGTGCTTTATTTATACTTGCTAAAAGACTATCTACTCTATATTTTGCATATTCTGTACTGTTTATATCTGCATAAATAATTTTTAACTCATTTAATACAGCTTTTCTAGTCTTTTTAAATGCTTTTAATAATTCCTTTTCTACCTTCTTTATATCTTTTTCTAATAATTGATCTTTTACTATTGCTCTTTCTTGCCAATAAGTCTTATGCTTCATATTCAACACCTAGCTCTTGATAATCTAAAGTGCTTTCTTTTTCTTTATTTCTTTTTTCTATTTCTTCATTTGAATTTTCTATAAATGGAAGTATAGATATTAAAGTTTCATCAGATAATATTCCGTATAAACCTTTAACCATGTTAGCTAATTCAACTTCATTCTTAGGCTTATTTCTAGTAAATATTGGTTGTATATCTGTATATAACATTAAATCATTAGTTGCTAAATTTAAGAAGTTACATAATAGTTCAATTCTTCTCATTAATCCTTTTTTAAATTTAGCTTCTTTAAGTCCTGTTATATTCTCAAGCCCCATTAATTTATACTTCATAGATTCGCCACTTACATTACCTGCAAATTGTTCGTCTGTTAAGTTTGGTATTTGTGAAAACTTATGTATATCTTCTACTAATCTATTTTTAAAGTTTTCTAAAGCACTATCATTTATATTTTTTATTAGATATTCTGCTTTACCTTCTGAGCCTGTAAAATTCAATACTCTATTATTTTTAAAATCTAGTCCATTTTCATCATCTACTAATATTCCAGATATAACTAATAAAGCATTTGTGAAGTATTCAAAGTCATTAGCTGTGTCTGATTGAGCTTGATCGTAAGCATCAATTAAGCTTTTAACCTTTTCAAAATCTCCATATAGTTCATCATTATTTATATAAACAACTACAGGTACATCTTGGAAATAATGAAGTTCACTTTCTATTAAATTAATATCTTCATCTTTTAATTCATATGTTTGTATTTCATCTGAAGTATATACACTTATAGTTGTTTTAGTCTTATCTGTTCCAACTATCTCTTCATCAAAGTATCTTACAGCACAAAGTATGTTTTCTTCTAAAGTATTATCGTATACTATTGCTACTTCATCTGCTGGTATTGCTTTAAATCTAGCATTACTATCTTCATCTGCATAAATTAACTCTACTGCATATCCACATATACTTGAATATTTCGCTAAAGTTGTATTATTATCAGCTTCATCATTGTATTTAAATACATCATTAATTCTACTTAATAAATTACTATTATTTGAATTATAGCTTATAGGTTTTCCTAGGAAGTAACCTACAGCCATATTAGTAATATAACTTGCAAAAGGGTGAGATAATTTATTAGATGGTTTATTATCGTCATAACTTCTGTTATTTATAGCTGTGTTATTATTGTTATAATAATTCATTAATTCTGATATTCTATCTTTTTCTGCTTTATGTTTTGATATAACCCATTTAATAACATCACCAGTTATTGATGTATTTTTATCTATTCTTATTTTTCTCATTTCTACACCTCCTATATACCAAATTTATTTCTGTCAAATTTAACACCTGAAATCATATCATTTTCACAGGCATATCTAGTACAGTCGATAAAATGGTTGTCCTTATCTTCTAATTTAGCTTTTGGATTCCCATCTCTATCTGTTTGATAATCTATATTTTCAAATTCTTTAGCTGCTGCTGGTGTTCTTTTAGGATCTATGATTATTTCATCTAAATCATCTAACCATTTTTCCCCATATTCAACCGATCCTGGTCCTTTTTTAGCACCTATGATTTTTATTCCATAGGATCTTAGTTCGTCAATACTTTTAGGTTCAGCACTATCTGCTATTATATTTGTTACATTATATTTTTTACTTCTTATCCATTCTGCGACCTCTCTATTAGACTTCTTAACTCCATAAAATTCATCTAATACATATAACCTTCTCCTAGTTTTATCATAATGGAATCTTCCAAAAGAGAAAGGATCAGTAGCATAACCAAAGTCTATGCCCTGTCTTATATTATCAAATGACTTTATTTCAGCATCAGTAATAGTTCTAAAAGTAAGATTGCTAAATGGTACAACTCCACTTCCTATAGGTTGTCCTAAATATTCCCATCGGTACTTAAAATCATTCTTTTCTTTTATACCTTGAGCCTCTTCTTTAAAAGCTTTAGATATATAAGGATTCTCTAAATAAGTACTATGATGGAGATATGTATTTGCTCCTATAAACTGAGTTTCAAACTTCTTATTAACCCAACTTTGTTTTCTCTTAGGTGGGTTATATGAAAAAAAGACCTTATAATGCAAGTTATCTGGTAATTCTGCTCTTAATACAGAGTTAACTATCATACTAACTTCATCTTCAGTCTTAAACTCGGCTAATTCCTCTATCCATAAATAAGTCAGTGGGAATTTAGATATTTTAATAGATTTTATTTTAGCTGGATCATCTGCACCTCTAAATATTATTTTATTTCCTTGAGGAATATAAATAAGTTGTAAAGGTGATTTCTGTATTTTCCAATATGCAGATACTCCTAGCATATCTATAGCTTCTTTAAGCTGTTCAAATACACTTTCAGCTAATGTATTACCAACTTTACGAACACATAAAGTTGTAATTGGATATTTCATCATATCCATAATTATTTTAAATGCTATATGAGTAGATTTAGCTGAACCCCTTCCACCCTTTAAAACATGGTACAGATATCTATTACTGTTACATGCTCTCCAAAATGGCTTAAAGTTATCATTTATCTTCTCTGAAATTCTAATCATCTTCTACCCCTATATCGTCAATAATTGTTACACCTATATTACCTTCTATGTTTACTTTATCAGTAAATAGTTGGTATCTTCTTCCGATTAATTCTGCTGCTTTTATTCTATCTCTAGCACTAATTTGTTTTTTAATTACAACTGGCTTTGATTCACCTTCAGAAGTCATAACACTTACAACTTCTTCTTCTACCTCTCCTCTTAATGAGCTTGTAAGAAACTTCATAACTTCATCAACTTTAGCTATTCTTGCATCTTCTAGCTCTTTAAGTCTACAGTCAATGTAATTCTTAATGTCTGGTTTTGTGAGGTTTTCAGAACCAATTTTCCTAGCTGTTTTTTTACTATATCCAGCTTTAATTGCTGCTTCAGTAGCATTAAGTGTTTCCAAATAATAATCACAAAATGCCTTTTGTTTATCAGTCAAATTCACCTAATGCCACCTCCTCATTTACTTTTTTTAATAACATATGGTGATTTTTTTCCCTTTTGCTTTCTAACTTCAATTAATTCATTAATTTTTTCTATATATTTTTTATCACTGGATAAACGTATTAAGCTTTCCAGGTAATAAAAATTAGTACTCTTTGGTATTTTACAATTAAGTACTAAATCTATTGCTGTCTTAGATGCTTTAAAGCTCTTTAAATGTGTATGTCCTTTTTCAAATTCTTTATCTGTGTTATAAACTATATAACCATTTTGAACTTTAGTTATTATAAAATGTTTTTTTATATAAACTAACTTATCCATTTCATCACCTTAAATTTGGACATAAAAAAACCACTTCTTTTTTAGAAGCGGTTTACAGGGTTGTGCTATCTGAGTGATGTATATAATTTATCCATCATACTCAGATAATAGTTATATTTTTTTAATATGTCAACATTTTTTCCATTTTTTAGTTGTATTATTAACATATTTATTAACACTATCCCCAGTATTTCCAATGTGTTTATTAAAATAAAATTATTTTTTATTTTTTAGTATTTCTAAATATAATTCTTTTTCTCTTTTTTTCTTTAATCTACCAGTAGATGCTTTACTAACTAAATTTTTCATAGCTATATATTTGTCTGTTTCATATCGTTCTAATAAGTCATTATTATTCTTATTTACTTCTTTAGCTTTACCTAATTCATACCTGCATTTATGTAGTGCTATTCTTAAAGTTTCAATTTCTGATTTTGCTAAATCTAACTGTTCTATTATCAAATGTTTATTTTGTTTTTCATCCCTATAATATTCTATGTAATCATTTAACTGTTTTTTTATTGAAAATATTTCAGCTTCTAATCTCATATTTTCAATGAATTTTTCTCTAAGTAATTCATCTTTTTCATTTATTAGATTCTTATAACCTTGTAATTGACTATCTTTAAACTTGATTTTATCTTTTTTTATTAAAACATATTGAAACTTCATAATATATTATACCCCTTTATTAATTTAATATACTAAATTTTGTTCCCTAAATAACTGGTATAATCCTTCTACTTCTCTCAAAGTTTCTTCTCTCTCTTGCTCGGTAAATAAAACCCTCTTTTTCCCCAACAACTTTTCTTTTTCCTTAATGTACCTTTCTGCATATGGAAGCATTACATTAACACTATATTCAAACTTTAATACTTTATCTAAAGTTATTAAATCCTGGCACTTCATTATATATCTAAATGCCAACATAGATGGTGGCATAATACTTATAAATGGTACTATATCTTCATCTTTTGTTACTTGTTTTAGTATTTCATGTTCACAATTAATCATCTTCATAATGTTCAAATTTATATCTCCCTACTACTATTCTTCCTGTCTTTAATCCCTCTTGAACAGTTGTTTTACCTACATATAATTCTTTAGCTGCATCTCTTGTAGATGTATAATATCCAACTACTTCTCCAGTTTGAGCATCTTTACAAACTATATTACTTCTCTTTTTTATCTTATTAATTCTAGTTATCTTTTTATTAAAGTCTTGTTGATCTAAAAATTCTAAGTTTCCATGATAATTATCATAAAGTAGTCCATTTTTATGTATTACTATTAAATCATCAAATTTATAGTTTTTATATTTTAATGCTTTACCTTCTCCTATTCTATCTCCATTATAGAATATGTCTACAAAGTGATAAGCTACTAATCTACTAACATAATAATCATCATATTTTCCTCTAAATGTTACTTTGATAAATTGTTTATTATCAGTATCTCCATATTTCCCTCGACCTTTTACAAAATAAGGTAAAACAAATTTCCCATTTGGACTGCTCTTATATATCCTTTTAAACCTTCCATAATTACTTATTAAATATTTACCATCTGAACCTTCAATTTCTTTCCATGATTCATTCTTAAATACTTCATTTTCATATAGTTCTCTAAATTCATTTCTAGTAGCAGTTTCATCTAGTAAATAACATTTTACACCTGGTAACTTTTGTTTTTTAGCTTTATAGTTGTATAAATACTGCTTATCTACTCTTAATAATTCTGCTACTTCTTCATATGTAGTATGCTTTTTCATATTATATCTAGCATCATATAATATTACTCCCATATTATTTTCCCCTTAATTACTTTGTGTTATATTCATATATTTCTTCATCTTCATCATATTTGTTCTTTAGCTTCTTTTGTTTTCTCTTACTAATTTTAGTTTTGTCTTTTTCTTTTTTTACTCTATCTTTTTCTGGTATAAATTTATATGGACAATTTTTACCTAGATTGCAAGTTGGAAACATATTATTATCTAGTAATGTATATAGATCACAATCTTTAAATGATTGATTACATTGTACACAACATCTAGCTATAAGTTGTCTTGCTAAATAATCAAACTCACCTCTTGGCATTTTTACTACTTCAAATTCTTTTTCCATCTTTCCAAAGATTCTATCATATGTCCATTTATCAACTATTCTCACTGGTTCATGTATTGCTCTTATAGTTCTTAATGTAAACTTCTCAACTTGTTTCATTGGCATACGTTCCATAGTAGCTGTTAGAAACTTTTTCGTATAAGTAACTGCTGTTCTTAAATATTTAGCTTCTTCTTTTGTTAGGTTGCCTCTAGCTCCCCATTCATCAACTAATTCTGTATTTCTTTCTATTAGGTATGATGTAAATAATAAATCATCTATTTCATTGTTTGTAAAATAATCTTTCATATTTAGTCCCCACTTTTGTCATTCTTTTTTCACATTTTATGTGATTATAATAATTTTTCTACTTCTTCAGCTTTATTTATAAAATCATTTAAAGTCATTATATTTAGTTTATTTTTAGGCCCTTTGTATATAACTACAGCTTCACCTTTATATCCTTCCGCTATACCTATAGTCATAACTGGTATATCATCTAGTAAATATACTCTATTTTCCTCTATTCTCATGTTATCCCCCCACTTATTCAATAGCAGAAGATCTTATTATATGACCTTCTGCATTATTATTTTAAATTACTTATTTAATTTATCTTCAACATATTTAACTAAATCTTCTTGTAGTAGTTCAGTCTTTTCAAATCCTACTCCACCATTACTTAAATCAAACATCTTAACTTGTCCACCTTTGAAGTTTCCATCAATCAGATCTTTTGTTATTATCTCTACTCCAGTACCAACATTCTTTAATGCACTTGTTATTATACTAGGTGAAAATTGACTAGAAGGCATATCAACTCCAATAGCTTTTATACCAGCTTCTACACATGCTTCCCATGCTCCATTGTTTACTCCACCACCTGCTGTAAATATAATATCTGCATTATCTTTTATCATTTGTTGAGCTATAGCTTTACCTTTCGCTCCATCTGTAAATGAGTTAGCATATTGAGATAATACTTTTACATCTACATTTTCTTCTTGTATAGCTTTTTCAAATCCTACTAAGAAGTTAGTTACTGAAGGTATTTCCATACCACCTATAAATCCTACAGTATTAGTTTCAGTTATATTAGCTGCTATTAATCCTACTGAATATCCTGCTTGTTCTTCATTAAATAAAATAGGTACTACATTTTCAGGTATTTCTTCATATGAGCAATCTATTGCAGCAAATTTTTCTTCTGGATAGTTTTCAGCAGCTTCTCTTATGGCATCTGCTAACTTAAATCCAACACCTATTATAAGATCTGATTCCTGGTCTATTGCAGTTTCTATATTTGTTGCATAATCACTTTCTTGTTTAGCTTCTATGTAATTAACTTCTACACCTAAATCTTCTTTAGCCTTTAATGCTCCTTCCCATGCTGACTGATTGAAACTTTGATCATTAACTCCACCTTCATCAAGTATTAAAGTTATCTTAGTTTCA